ATTAGGAAGAAAACCAAAGAAACGAAGACCATTAAGAACTGAGTTGAAGGAGGGAACGGGGACGATAATATCGTCCCCATAGACACTACAGAGTGTCTTGTCTCCATTATCGCAACAGTGGTAAGCTATGGCATAGAAGAGAATAGTTTCAAGGACAAAGGTAAAACCATTGCCCATGCTACTAAACTTTTCAAATGCTACAGTATTACCTCGGTAATGTCCCGCTTTACTGCGCAAGCAGTCGAGCAAGGCAAACCAGTCTGGCGGCAGCAGCCACCGAACCAGTTCGATGCTAATAGTATCACTCGCTGAACTGAGGTCAATTGTCCCAACGGACCCATCTCTGGATCCATCGAAGGCAAGCGACCGGTTCCTCGTTTGATCTTTTAGATCGATACCGAACCTCTTCAAACGCGCAACTAACACGCGATGTACTGCGAGTTGGAAGCTAACGTTCACAGAGGGTTCTATGGCGATTGTACGCTTGATCACCGATGTCTTATCGACAAAGGTGATTCTGCAGCCGGGAATTTCCTGAGTTCTCAACCTTCCAACAAAGTGGCCGAGATCCCCGCGGACGAACTCGCAGTAATACGGAATTTCGTTCCGGTTTACTTTGAGGTAGTCCACGAGCACGCTTTTACAATCAGAAGTGATTGTATGGCGATCGATCAACTTGTAAGGAAGAGAGACCCGCGAAGGGTCTCTAGAGCTCAGCGTCATTCCTGGTCCGTAACTCAAGCGACTCAGTATACGAATATACTGAGATTCGAAGGGACCAAGGAGTTTCGCGATAGTATCGCGAATTCCTTGGAGTTTCTGGAGGGTCATAACTCCCCCTGAAACCTTTCGAATGCGGTCGGGACGGAGGCGTAGATAACGAATCTTACGATTCGTCATTTTACACTTCCGTTCCATCTGAAGGAACTTCTTCCAAGCTGAATCTTCAGCCTTTTGATCTCCAGAAACAGAGATCTTTTCGGTCAAAGAGTAGGCTTGTCGAATTACCTTCAGTACCGCTGGCTCAACATCGAACCACAACTGTGGATCGATGCGGCTTTCTGAAAAAGTAGAAGCGGACACGAAGTCATTTCTCCCGACATGGGAGAGATATGCATCGTAATGCGCTCTTTCTGATTCAGGCAGTCGTTTACGGAAGCAGCGTCCAATGGATACTAAATCCAATGGACGGAGACCGTGCAATGCTTTGTAGCTGTGTTGCATGGAAACACCTCACGTAATGAATTACAATGAGGTAGCGGCCTAGTACGAGATTAATCGTACAGGTCCACTACACCCCGCTTAACGGCATCTTCCAGAAAAGCGGCAAAAGCCACTCCCTGGAGGTAGTCGATAGCGGTATCAACACTCTCTGTTGAAGTGTTGAGGGTGTAGCGAATCTTCAGATTCACGTATACGCCACCAACCTTGGTGTCGCAACATGTTTCTGAAGGTGCCGCTTCAGTCAGCACCAGATCAACACTGGCCTCTTGCGAGCCCAGTGAATCCTTGGTGGGTGGC